ACTATAATCACAGAGTCTGAATATGCTAAAGCAGTTAATTGTGTTATGGCTCTTAGATCTGATAAGCATACTGGTAAATATTGTCAAAAGAAATCTAATGACCCTAAAATACTAATCATAGATAAACATGTAATTATGTTTGAACATGAAGGTTTAGAATTTAAAGGTGAGATAGATAGAATTATAGTTAATCATAAAGAAAAAACTATAACTCCAATTGACTTTAAAACTACTAGTAAGTCTGTTCTTAACTTTGAAAATAGTTTCTGGCATTTTAGATATGACTTTCAAGCAGCTGTATATATGTTAGGCTTGACTAAAGATAAATCAGAAAGACTTAAAAGTTATTATGAAGAAGGATATAGTTTTAAACCTATGTTGTATATTGTAGTAGAGACTTTCTTGAAAAATCCACCAATGGTATTTGAAATAAGTACAACAGCTATTAACACAGGTTTATACGGCAATGTAGATAAAGTTCCTAAGATTAAAGAAAACTTAGAAGGTTTTTATCAAGCAATTAAGCGATTTAAATATGCTACTGAATATAATGCTTGGGATTATCCAATGGAATATGATACTAAAGGAAAAACTATAATACAAGTATAAATGAAATTTACAAAAACTGCAACATTTTTGTTTCCGCTGCTAAACGTACCAAAGTCTTTGTTTGATTGTCATATACTAGATAGCTGGGGTCGACTTAAATATAAGTCTAGATTCCACAATGCTTATCTAGCTAATACTACAATCAGTAAATACGAAGAAGAAAATTATATATACGTTTTAGCAAGAGGCTATCGAGATACAGATTTTGATAAATTTTATACTACTATACAAGCATTTCCAAATTTCGTAGATGATTACGATATTAAAGATTGCTGTGTGTTTATATTTAGCGTACCTACAGATTTTGCTGCGGATTATGATCTGATAGTAAATGGTAAGTATTCAGAAATAACTGCCAATAGTAAAAAGCTGATACTAGCTAATCACTATTTTTCAGGTAAATCTTATACTTTACCTTTAATTCTTAATAAAGCTATTGTTTTAAAAGATAGTTGGGAAGAAAGACTAAGTAATCCTGGGTCACCTGCTTTCTTATATGATCAAGAAGTATGGCCTATTATTAATAATACTGCAGAAATACTAACACATAAAGTAGTTGATAGCTATTCCACAAACAAAAAACTAAAACCAACAGGGGACTTCTTTGAGTAGTCCCCTTGATTGGGATGCAGTTTAGATTATATTAATCTGAGGGCTCTAGAAATAGGGCCCTTTTTTATTTAAAAAAATGACAAAACTTATAAAAAAAATTAAAAGAAAATCTATGTTGATCCGTCCCTCGGGGAGGTCCACAGATTTTATTAGTCCTAGTTTTGGCTATGGTTGTTTATACAATTGTAGTTACTGTTATATGAAAAGACATAAACCTAAAGGACTAGATGTAGCTGAGAATATAGGAGACATTCTTACTGCTATAAATAACCATGTTTACTTTACTCCTGTTGACAAACCTAACCAAACGCATGCTGTGTTGACTACTTATGACATTAGTTGTAATGAAGATTTTGCTTTACATGCTAAGTTCTATGACTGGCGTAAGATATTTGATTTCTTTAAAAAGCATCCGCTAGCAATGGGTTCATTTGCTACAAAGTATGTAAATCCTGATCTTATAGATTACGATGCTAATAAAAAGATTAGAATTAGATTTAGCTTAATGCCTCAAAAATTATCTGATATACATGAACCAGGTACTTCTACGATCATTAGTAGAATAAAAGCTATTGACGCATTCATTGACGCAGGTTATGATGTGCATATAAACTTTAGTCCTGTTATTGTTTATAAAGGTTGGAGAGCTGATTATAAAGAGTTATTTGAGATGGTTAATGATTATGTCGACTATAAAGATGAAGTACTCGCAGAAGTAATCTTTTTGACCCATAATCATAAAAAGCATATAGCTAATCTTAAAAACCATTCAGAGGCAGAAAAAGTATTATGGATGCCTGAAATACAAGAAAATAAAATATCACAATATGGTGGTGAAAATGTAAGATATAAACTATCTTTAAAGAAGAAATTCATTGAGCAGTTTATAGCTCTTCACGACGAAATAATACCGTGGAATAAAATTAGATATATCTTTTAAAAAAAATTAAATCATGCAAGAAAACAAAAATGTTGACGACACTAATATTGACTTAGTAATTAAAGGAGAGCATCATGCTCAAGATTTCAGTAAAGAAAAAATGTTTAATATTAAAAGCAAGCAAATAAGCAATATAAAAGATATAAAAGCAGAAATAGTTGCTTTAAAATCTAAACTTACTGGTGATCTTTTTAAAGATGCAGAGACTCATAACGAGATATATGCTCTTAAATTAATAATGAATCCTGAAATTAAAAACAATCCATCGTTAGATGACGATGAATGTCTAGCATGCGGCTCTTAAAACAAAAAAACCTTCTTGCTTCAAAGAGTTTGAAGGTTTTAACTATCTTTTTTTTATAATGGAAATTTACAAGAATCTACTTGTCTATCATACCTATCTGTTTTATCTCCTCTTATTCTTTTGTAATCTATAGTAAGAATTCTACCTCCTACAGGTTTAATAGGGGCACCTCTTTCAACATGCCAACCTTTTCCACCAGTGCCATATTCCTCTTTGTACGTGCCTGTCAGCATCATGTGAAGTTGTTTTTGCACATTCCTATATTTATTACTTCCTTGAGTACAAACATCTCTTGCATCATTTCTTGCTGCATTCTCATGAATATGTCCCATAGTAAATACATCAAAGTCTTCATACATTTCTAAAGCTCTAGTAAGATTTAGTGCTCCTTTGGTTACTACACCACCTCCACCTGATCCGTGAAAGTATTTTATTTTAATAGATCTTGTAGAATGAGCGCCAGTGGGTTTTTCTCTAACTGCTTGATTTACTATAAACCATCCACCATATCCACCAGTTTGAACATTAGTGTGATTTTTAATATTTAAAAGTTTTACAAATCTAGCTAGTATATCAGTTTCTTGCCATTTAATAATAGCAGTCTCATGATTACCATATCCTATAACTGTAAGAAGATGAGCATAAGGACTCCACCATTCTACTGCTGTTTCTACAATGCTATCTAAATATTTAGCATTGTTATGTTCTGGTCTAATATCAGATTTGTTTCTACGATTATCACCTCTACCTTGCATTAAACAAAACATATCTCCATTTATATGAATGGGTATAGAATTATCTAAGCAAAAGTCTAAATCATTTTTTAATTGGTTCCAATCACATTTTGGGTTGTCCCAGTGAATATCTGACAGCATTGCAATCTTTGCTCTTGATCCTGTAAGTTTTAGCTCATGAATGTTTTCAGAGTGTTTTATAAGTTTCATATTGATTTTAATTAAAACTGTTATCTTTGTTTCTTTCTTCGGAGAGAGCGTCTACAGCAGCATCATAATTTTCTCTAGATATTTTTGAATCTTCTGTTATATCTACATTATTTATAAAGAAATTATAAAAGTATTTTCCTAAATCAAACTTTTCATCGTCTTCATTATATAATATCCCTGATCCTCTAATTTGCTTCATAGCATCTAGTTTTTCTTTAGGATACTGTAATTCATATATATTTCTTGAACCAAAAGGAAGTAATTTAATTAATAATCTTGTTCTTTTAGTTTTACCTTCGTACATTCCTTTTTCGTAAGGGTCGTTATTAAATATTGATTCGTACACACTTAATATTTCTTTAGTTACTCGTACTCCTACTACAGGTTCTTTTAACATATTTTGAAGTTCTCCAATATTTGCAACAACTCCTGTTTCTAATGCCCACCTAGTACCTACTAATGCTATAAAATTTAACGTTTCATTATCTTCATCATCATCTGCTGCTTTTAATAACATACTTGAAAGTAAACCAGCAACTACCATGTAAGCAAAATCCATAAGAGTTCTTGCTACACCTCTTCTTTTAGCAGGGCTTAGTTTATCCCAAGCTTCAAAAGCTCCCATAAGATTTCCTTTCTTAAATATCTCAGCTCCTATATCTGCTAAATAACCATTCCTTCCAAACGTAGCTATATAATCTCCTATTTCTTCTTCTTCAGTTAAAAAATTAACTTGTGACCCTCCTTTATATCCTTTAAACTTTTTATCAACTAAATTAAAAAAGAATCCTCTGTGCATAGTAAGAAATCCTCCATAAGCAGTTCTAGATAAAGATCCTTTATCTGTTTCGCTCATAGTACCGTCTAAAAGAGTAGTCATATATTCAACTTTACCCCTAACACTATTAAGTAAATCTTCAGTTACGTATTTTTTAAACTCATCTTTAACTATTAATTGCCCATCTTCTTGAGTATAAGCTTCATATAAACTTTTTGATTTTAAATCTTTCCATTCTTCAGTTACTTCTTTTTGAAGAGCTTTATCTTTTTTTCTTGATTCTCCATAAGGAACTCCTTTTTCTGCAGCTTTAGCTCGATAAAATTGCTCTCTAGTTAAAAACCCTCCTTTATATAATCTATAATTATCATAAATAGATAATGTTGTGTTTCCTTTAAGTTGGTAATCTCCTATAGCATATCCTGCATACATAGGATTGTTATTTACTAAGCTTCTTGTAAGAGGATTTCTTCCTGATTCACCTATTGTTTTTTCTAACTGTACTACTTGATTATCTTGTAAAAGTAAATGAACTTTATTAGTTTGTTTTAATCTACCTGTTTGTGATAATATTTGAGGTAAATTTTTAGCCATTTCTACTCTTGCCCATATAGCAGATTCATTAGTAGTATACGTTCCTAATTGTTCTGTAATAAACTTATCTCCTGTAGCTGTTACATATCCTGTTAATATTGTAGGAAGGTTAAAAGCTAAGTTATTATTACGTATGTAAGTTTGAAATTGTTTAGCAATTTTAGTTATAGAAATAGTTTTACCAGTTAAATCTACTTTTCCTCCTGTTATAAATTTCATACCTCTAGTAAGATAACTATCTTTTGTTAAAGTTTTTTTAGTTATGTCTTCTTTTATTTCTTGGCCGTAAACATAATGTTCTAGTAAATTTTTAATTGTAGCATAATCTGTAGATTGAGTTCCTGCTATAGGACCCTGTCTTTTATTTTTAATATATTTTCTATCCCCTACTGCTCTTTGTAAATTTTGTATTTCTGGAGCAACTTTATTCATGTTTCTAAAGTTCTCAGCCATTTCTGAAAACATAACTATTGATCTACCTACATCAAAAGATAATCTATCTGCAGGTAAAGGTCTAGTAAAATGTATAGGAACTACTTGAGAATTAAAAGCATCTAATTGTCCGAACTCAATATCATCTGCATCTACAAATAAAGCTTCGTCTCCCATATTTTTTAGCTTAGTCAAAAAACTAGTATTGTCTCCTTCTTGAGCATAAAATTTGTCTAAGGTACTTTTTAGAATAGCAGGCAACATATATACTACTCTATCTGTTCTATATTTTAAAGGCAATTTAGCAACAGCTTCTTTCTTTTTTTCTATTACGTTATTATAATGTGCAGAAAAAATAGGATCTTGCATTTTTGCATTAAAATCAGTATTTAAATATTGTCTGCCAGGAACTGTTTTTTGAACATTAAAAACTTTCCAACCTAACTTTGCTTCAGATTCTATAGCCGATTCTTTTATAAATTTAGTAGTAGATCCTTTTTTAACTTTATAAAAAGTTTCTAATTTACCTGTTTCTTTATTTACTTTTTGCTGAGTTACAGGCTGTTTTTCTTTAACACTATTGTTTTTAAAAAACTGCTGCCATATTTCATTGTAAATTTTTAATTGATCTGCTGACAATAAATTTTTGTCTAATAAATTTACATCAATATCTCCTTCTTCATTTCTTATATCTAAAGTCTCAGCAATCTTTTGACGAGTTTTTCCCATTTCTTTATAGTAATCATTGTATTTATATTTACGAATAAAATAACTAGTGGGATTTCCTTTTTCGTCTTTTTCTACTAAATCAGTTTGTTTATATTTTGTAAGAAATATTTCTTGTGTTTGAAATAAAGATCTTGCTGTTTGTGCAGCAAATCTTTTAGTAGAAGATACTCCTTCAAAAATAAGTTTATGAGCTAATCTTATTATAGAACTAGCAGCATTTTTAAAATTACCTACAGCTAATCTATATTTATGTGTATCTGTATGTGATGTTTCAGTAATTTCTTCTGGATTAAAATTAGGATCTATAACTTCTCCATTAGGACCAGTGTTAGCTCTTTCTAAATTTACTTTACTAGCTAGTACTGCTAAAGCAGTTCCTTTTGTTTTTCCTGAACCAATTAAATCTAATGCATTAGCAATTAAATCTTTAACTTCTTGTTTATCTTTTTCTGAAAAACTAGAATCATTACGAGTAATGTTTTGTATGTTTTTAAATAAATCTTCATACATTTCAACGTAATCATTTGCTTTAGCAATTCCTTCATTAGTAAATTCAAAATCAGAATTTGGGTCGAGTGCTTCATCTAATCTTTTAGTAACAATACCTAACTCTTTTACAGCATCTTGTACAAAAGTTGCTACTCCTAAATTAAATTCTTGTTTTTCTATTTTATTAGATAATTCAGTAATTTGTTCCTGTAAAGGTCCAGTATCTCTACCTGATTGTTCAAATTCTTTTAATCTTCTTGTAAGTTGTAATCTAGCTTTTTTTAGAAATTCTTCTTTAGTTTTTATAGCAGCTTCAGGAGTAGTATTTATTTTCTTTTTATACTTTAAAGGTCTTTTATTTATCTGATACATGACATCAGTTTCTGTCCAACCCTTCATACCGATACCTGCTTGAACTGCTTCTAAGCCATAATATTCTGTATCTTTACTTAAAAAATCTCCATTTAAAATTTTCTTAGCTAAAGGCATGATACTCATTTCTACATCATTCCTTCCAAAAGTATTTATCCCTAAAGCTCCATCTAACCAATTAAAAAAGTCATTTACTGTTGCTAAGAATTTTTGCCAAAAAGTTTTTGCTTCATTTTGTGTTTTAGCTAGTTTCTCAGTAGTTTGAAATTCTGTAACTATTTCTGCAGCTAATATTTTAGCAAGAGCTTCTTTTCTAAAATCTATTTCTTTATCATAAACATTTTTGTAATCTTCTTTTACTTCTAAATATGTTTGAGTTTTATGTACATTATTTAAAGCTTCTCTTATATTCATAGGAGCTCCTAACGGCATAAATTTTAAAATTTCTTCTCTATTGTCCGTATTATATAATAACTCAATAGCAAAATGAGAAATTTCTTCAGCCATAGTATCTAGTCTTCTATTATCTGCTAGTCCTATTAAACCATTAAAAAAATCAGAAACTCCTAAAGCTTCGTTTTGAAATCTATCTGGAAACTTTTTTCTAAGATCTGTTAAAGTTTCTACTTGTATACCGTGTTTTTTAGCCCAATTAGATAAGAGTCTATCTAATTTTTTATTAGCTTGGTCTTCTAGTTTAGAATTTATTTGTCTAAATATACCATTAGCATATGGAGAATAATAATCATCCATAGTAACAGCTGCATTTTTGTATCCAGCTATATAATAATTGCCATTTTGGCTAAGACGTAATTTGTAGTCCTGATCTCCTACTCTTCTAGATATTTCTAAAAGTCTTGAATTTATATTTTGTATTTCTGATTCAGATAAATCTTTACCTCTAACTTCATCAAAAAATATTTTTTTAAGATCTGCCTTAACACTTTTAGCTTGGGAAGTTTGATAAAAAATTTCTCGATTTTTAATACCAAGATCCTTTAGTGTGGGAAAAATTCCAGTATTATTTTCTTCCATCCATATTCCTGCTTTAGCCGCAAGTATTGGTTCTGATAAACCTGATTCTTCTAATAGGTTTATAAATTCTGGATGTTTAACATTTATACAAGTTGCCATATTATATTCCGTTACAATCTAAATGATATTGTTTTTCTTTTTTACTCATTTTATTCCAATCTTCTTCACTTATACCAATTCCTTCTATCTCTGTTCTATAAGTATAGTCATAAGGATCTATTGGGCCTTCTTCAAATAAACCACTACTATCTTTTTTAGTCTCTTTTTTAGGACCCTCTTCAAATAATCCGCCTTCTTTTTTAGATTCTTTTTTAGTACTAACAGGAGGCACTGTAGTTGACTCAGGAGTTTTTGTTTCTTTAACATTTTTTTGAGATCTAGTATCAGTAGAATTATTTTCTAAAGTTTTTTCTAAAGAGCTTTTAGGTTTACCTTTATCTAACCAAGATTTAGTTATATCATTATTCATATCTAAAACAAGAGCAACATTAGCTATAGATGTCATAGGTATAGGACTATAAGTTAATATAGATGTTGAAGGATTTACATATTCTGTAGCACTTAATTCGTATAATTGATAAGCTCCTTTCTTTTGAGTTATAGGATCTACTAATCCTCTAATATATCTTCTTATATATTTTAAAGGTTGTTTAGTATCTTCATTTAAAAAGTCTTTATTTTTTGCAGTATTGATAAGAACATTTCCTGACATGTCTGAAACTCTTCCTGAATCAACTAATCTTACAAACTCTCTAACATTACTGTCTGGAGTTAATTTAGCTTTAATTTTTTGAGCAGCACTTAAAAGTTTTACTTGAGTTGTTTTTACTAGTCCAGGAGATCTACCAAAAGCTTGAACAAATTGTTTTTTAAACCTTTCTGCATTTACAGATACTTTAGATTCATCTAAAGTATTATCTTTTAAATCTCTAAATATAGTCTCCATATATTCATTAAAGGTAGACCCATCAGCATTTAATGTTGCTTGATATTCATCTCCCCAAAAAGATGGAGGAATTAAATCAGCTATACTATAAGGACCGTAACTATAACCATTGCTAAAGAAACTGTATTTAACTAAGTCTAAAGCAAAGTCTTTAATAACAGGATTAGAAGAATGTAACATTTGTTCCCAAATTACTTCAGTAGTTTGAAAATCTTCTTTTCCTTTCCCACTGTTGTAATATACAATTCTTTTTTCTAATGGTATTCCTTTTTCTTTACCTTTTATTTCTAATTCATTTAAAAATCTTAAAAAAGCTTTTCTATTATCAATACCTTCTACGTTATCATTTACTGCTTTACTTAGCTGAGAATTAGGATTTTGAAGTGCTTGTCTTAATTTTCTTAATTTATCTGGAGTTTTTGTTAATATATCTTTGCTTTGGGAAGCATCAAAGAAAGGATATCCAGTAGCAATATAGTTAATAAATTGTGTATCTATTGATCTAGCTTGCTTTTCATTAATAAGTCCACTAGCTTTTAATTCATCAGCTAATTCTTGTTTCATAGTACCTAGAAAAGAATAATCAAATCTTGCATTATTCATATCATAAGTACCAACACTAGGAAATATTTTTTCTGTAATATCTGAAGTAGGTAATAATATTCCAAACTCATTAAAACTAGGAATCATTATCTGTGTACGAGATCTTCCTGGAACAAATATTTCTGAAAGTCCCTCTATGTAATTACCTTTTTCAGGATCCCTTTCTTTTTCAACAGTTTTCTTTTGTTTCTGAATAATAGTAAAGTTTTCTGAATTAGTAGGATTCAATGCTTGTGTATCTACTCTCGCTGCTTGTACTCCTGTTCCTAGTTCTGACCCAATATTATATAAATTTTCAAACAGAGTTAAAGCAGTTAATTGATTCATTAAATAATCAGTATTCTGCACATTAGGAGCTTTTAAAGTTGCTTCTAATTGTTTTGTATCTAAAGTATTTAATCTCTTTTTTACAGCATCATATATTTCTTCAAATTTTCTTCCTGAAGATTTTTGAATTTTTTCTACTAAATCTGCTTTTAAATTAAAAATCATTCCTCCAGGATTAAAAGTTCCTGGGTCATTAAAAAATTCTTTAGTAAGTCTTAATATAATAGGTTGATTAATTAAAGCATAAGTAAAACCTTCAGGTACTCCTAATCTATCAGAAAGTGCTACAGCATCTGCAGTAAAATAATTAATATTTAAAAATCCTGCTAAAGGTTCTTTTGCATTATCAACTACAGCTGCATCTTTTACAGCTAAAGTTCTTGATACTCTTACATTATTTACTACAGATTGATTTAAATTAATATATTTCTTTTTGTTTATAGTTATAGCTTCTTTTAACTTTAAATTAGTATGCTGTGCTTTTGCATGATGACTTGTATGATTAGCAAATATACCTGTAAGATCTCTACCATCCATGTTACGTCTAAACAATTCTAACTGAGTAGATGGGTAGTTAATATTAAAGTCATTGTCTTCATCCAATTTATCAGCTGCTTCTATTAAAGCTCTTCCTTTAAGTTTAGCTTCTTCTATTCTTCCTGCTCGCAGTAATCTTATTCTAGAAGCATATGCATGAAGTGTTTCAAAGTTACCAGTTTGAAGAATCATAGGAGTAGTATGCTTATTTTTAAGTATACCTTTCATAATATCTATCTTTTTATTGTCACTAGCTTTTTTACTGTTTAGTCTTATAATATTTTGACTAGGCTGTGTGGCTAAGAAAGATTTAATATTATTTACTTCTTTAATTTGTTCTTCAGAATAAAGAGCTGAATCTATAGGAATTTTACTATCAAATTCTTCAATAAGGTTTTCTTGAGATTTATAAAGAGCACTATCTCTTCCTAAAGAAATTGCAATATCTTCTCTTTGTTTTACAAGTTCTTCTCTAGTTACAGCTTCTTCTGCACCTATTTTACCAAAATTATAATTTTCAAAATAAAGATCTCTTTGCTCTTTAAAACGTTTTATTTTAAGATCTTTTTGACTACCTCTTACTCCTATAGTATCTAAGTATCTTATATAAGAAGCTAAACTGCTATATATACTATTAGCTAAATCTTCTTGCTCTTCTTCAGTTTCTACTTTATCTACAAATCTATCTATCTTAATTTCTCCATTTTTATAATAAAAATTTTTCATCATGAAGAATAATTTATCAATATCAAAGTCAAGACCTGCAATAGTAGTGATTTCTCTAGGAAGTATAATTTGGCCACCCATAGACTGAGGACTAAATCCTACAATCTTAATATTAAATATTGAATACTTATCTTCTGTCGGAATTCTGTTAGCAATAATTTCTAAAAGCTCTCGACCTTCTTTAGTTTCTTGTAGCTTTTTTATATCTACATTTCCATTTTCATCAGTAGGAAAATACTTGGCAGATGTCCACGGCATAATTGCTTCTAAAGTAATTCCTCCGTTTTCTATAGTCATTTTTAAATCATCAGAAACACCGTAACTAGTAAAGTTAACTACTTGTCCACCATTAATTTTTTGTCTAGTAATTCTATTTCTAATTATAGAATTTATTAATGCTTGAGTTTGATAACCAATTTTAGGATGGTATAAAGGTAAAAAAGATCTTATTTCTCCTTTAGAATTTTTTACAGGTTTTATAGCTTCTAAATAAGAAGGACCATAGCCTCTATCTTTTGCAGCTTGACTTAGAATAGGAAGTAAAGCTTCATAATTTAAATCTCCATTAGGTAATAAAAATTCATCTCTTATTTTATTATAATCTCTTTCTAAATCATTAGAAACTATTTCTTGAAATAACATTGCTGTATCTTCTCCAGATCTTAAATCTCCGTTACCTAAATCATATTTATTATCTGGATTAGAATCTAAATCTTGAATTATAATATTTCTTGTCTGCGTACTAAAATTAGATCTGTCGTCTATAAAGTGAGGCGGAGTTTCTTGCTGTAATCTATAATCTGCTTTATCTACTTGTATAACATTAAATCCTTCGTTTATTCTAAATTCACCGTCTACTTCTTGATAAGAATTAAAAGTATATTTATATTTTCCTTTATCGTCAATAGTAACATTATTAGCTACCGCTCCTACTTTAACAGCTGACTCAAACATAGCCACATCAAACTTAGGCTGTACCTCTTGTCCTTTTAAATTTTTACCTCCATTAAGATCTAAATACAAAGCTGCTAGTTTTGGATACTTGTAAGCATCTCCTTCTTTTTGTAAAGCAAATGCAGGAGTAGGAACAAATTCTGCGTTTTTAATTTGTAATGGAACTCGTGTTCCATTAACATTTCTTATAGTATAAAAGAATGGTTTTGCTGGAGAAGCAAGAGGATTACTATTTACAGTATAAAAATCTTGTAAAGTATCTTCTCCTTTTTGAATTCTTTTATATGATTCTTCCATATCTGGAGTCCATCTATCTAAATCTTCTAAAATTTCTTTTCGTCTTCTAAGACTTAGTATTGTAGCAGCATCAGTAATATTATGTTTTCCTTTCCAAATTTCTTTAGTTAATCTTTTCTCTCCATCAGTTAGATTAGAATCTTCTATTATAGAGTTAATAACTTCTAAAGTTTTTCCTTCTGTTAATTCTTCTATATCATCTAAAATAACTGCGTCCATATTACCTTCACTCATAGTGTATGTACCAGGACTAAACAATTGCTTAAATCTTTTCTGTGCGTCTACAGTTCCTTTATAAAAAGCAATGTCTCCTCCAAATAAAGTATTAAACTGTGTGTTATAATAAAATTGATTCAGTAAATATGCTTTTAAAAATTCTGTATTATTTACTTTAGAAGAACTAGTAACTCGAATATCTACAACTCCTGTGTTGAATAATACATCTCCATTGTCTGCAATGTTTTTAATAATACCTTTTTCTTTTAGATCTGAAAATTCTTTATTAAAAAATCCTCCTTCTTTTGTTACATCTTCTGTAAGAAACTCTTCTATAGCTTGTCTGATTCCTGCTTCATTAAATCCATTTTTCATAGTAGCTATACCTACTTCACTATTATTTAAAAAGCTAAGAGTCTGCCATTTTTTACCGTTCTTAATATAATTAGGAATTCTAAGTAATTCATCTTGTACAGCATCTTCTTTACTATTTGCATAGTTAGTTTCTAAATTCTGAACTTTTAAAATTCTTGAATGTTCTGCTCTAGCTGTTTGAACTAATTTATCTATAATAGCTTTTTTGTCTAAAGTAGGAGCATTAATAAAATGTACATTAGGAGAATCAGAAGCTATTCCTAATTTAAAATAAGCAGGTCTTCCAGTTTTAAATCCTTCAGATTTAAGTTTAGTTTGATTGTTTATAAACATACCTATTTGAGTACCAAACATTTCTTGATCACTCATTCTACTATATACAACTCCTTGAGACTTTCTTTCTTCTCGCATTCCGTCAAGAATAGTTAGTCCCATATAGTTACGACCTGCTTCATTCATTTCTGAATCAGGATCCAGCAATTCTTGAACAAGAGGCAATTGCTTTACAAAATTATCTAATGTACCTGTTTTTTCTAGAACTTTTTGAAACTCTTCAGGATCTTTCATTTGCTCTAGCATCTTATTTATTTGGCCAGAATAAATTAAAGCATAAACAGTTTTACCATCCATATTTCTAAATGCAAACAATCCTTCATTAGCTAAACCAGGTTCCATAGCTTCAGCTAAATCGTTTAATAATCTATTATCTGCAGTATTATCTACTTCTCCTTCAACTGCTTCATCAATTTCTTTAGCTAAAAATGGATTTCTAGGAACATTATTAAATTCATATACATAATCAAAAGCTCTAGTTGCTTGGTTTCTAACTCTTTTTAAAGATCCTCCCGATACAACTTTAGCTACTTTTTCTATTTGTAATAATAAATTATTTAGTTTATTTAAACTATTTAAAGGGTCTTTTAAATTAGGATTATAAATAGCTTCAACTTGAGCAGGAGTTAAATTTATATTATATTTAGAAAGAGTATTTGATAAATTTTCAAAATTTAACAATTGTAAATCTTCTGCACGTTTTCTATTTACTTCTGTCTGTCCTTCTTGAAAAAGACTTTTTGGATCTTTTTGAATTGTTTGAAATAAATCTAAAACTCTTTTCTTAACATCTTCATCAGTTTGTTTAGCTTTACTTATTATGTCTACTAACATACTTCTAGCAGAACTTACATCTTTAAAAAAATCTTGAGCAGCTTCTTCTACAATATTTTCTTTCCAATTTTTACCTGCTTCTGTTTTAAATAAAATATTATCTGTGTTTAAAAACTCTGCAAGAATTTTATCTTTTATAATATTGTCTAAAGTATTTCTGTTAGTACCCATTCTTTTAAATACTCCATTCTCTTTTATAATAGTAGAATAGTATAAGAAATTTTTATTTCCTATAGAGAGCCATAAGCTACGGCCAATATTTCTAGTATCACTTTTATCATATTTATTTATCTCTTCTAAGATATCTTTTGCCCAAGATCTATTAATTTTTTCTAGCTTTGCTATCATTTCTTCATAGCTGTAGCTGTTAGAAATCTTTCCTATTAAATGCCCAAAAATTTTATTACCATCTTCTGGAATAAGTTGATCATGCATGTTATAAACTCGACCACCGTCTTCATTTCTTTTTGGAATTCTATTTAAGAATCTTTTTAAAATTTGACTTACATTTTCTTTAGGATTTACTTCTATAGAATTAGTCATTGCTACTGCATCACCAGTAGTTTCTTCTTTTAAGAAAGCATCTAATTCATTTTCTGAATTAACTGCAGGATTTTCGTTTAAATCAATTTTATCGTTAATAGAAGAATCTCCATTGTAAGTTATATTAAGATTATACCTAGCTTTTAGATCTGCTAAAAAAGATTCTAATAAAGGAGTAGATTCTTTAAACTGTAATTTACCTTTTACTACTAAAGGTTTGCCTTCTGTTGTTCTAGCTAAAGCTTTGTTATCGTTAGTTAAGACACTTAGTAAACTAGAATAAGCATCGATCAATTCTTTATTATTAGTATTTTTATATCCTTTACGTAATGATACAACACGGGTTAATATAGAAGACATTAGATTAGCTACTCCTATTTTATTTATAACCTGTGCATCAGAAATACTAGTATCTTCTAATCCATTTTCTTTTCTATAAACTTCTAAGTTCTGAAATAATAAACTAGTTAAAGTTTGTAATGAGGCTTCTAATTCTAAAGGACTATTAAATTTTCTTTGAGGGCTTGTAACTCTTTTAGAAACTTTACTCATCTGTCTTACAGAAGTATCTAATGCAGTATTTTTAAATTCTATTTTATCTGCATAGTACCCAGTATTAATATCTTCAAATAGATTGTCAATATCTATAGCGCTATTTTGTTTAAAGAATACATTAAGCATTCTATTTAGTCCTTTAAAAAATTTAGGAATCTCTTTAAAGTTTTCTTTACCTGCTAAAACATCTTTAGTTTTTTCTTGAGCAGTTCTTGGATCAAGCTGAGAGCCAGTAAATTTTTCATTGTTACTAGCATAATCCATGAATTCATCTGCTAAGAATTCTTCTAATTCTAGCCATGTTAATTCTTTTCCTGATTCTAAAACTTTAGTTTTTAATTGAGGATATTTTAAATATGCTTCATTAAGTATTTTAATTCTATCTTCTATAGGTAATGCAAGATTAAATACAACGTGAAATGCTTCGTGAAAAGCTACACCTGCAGGAGCATTATGTTTAATTAAAACAGCAGCAGTAGTAAATAAACCAAAAAGCTCACTACCATTTTTATTTGCTTCTAAAAGCATTTGATAAGTCTTAGCAGGTAAATAGTGTTTAAGAGTTTCAAAGTTCTTAAAAACTCTAACAGTACCGTCTTTACCACTCTTTCTTACAAAGGCTTCCCCTAATATCTTTTTAAGATTTTCTAATTCTTTTTTCTTATCCCAAGTCTTTTGTTCTTCTAATTTTTCGTTTACTACTCTTTTTTCTCTTACATCATTTTCTCCTAATTGATTGCCTGTCTCAGCATCAATCTCGTCCATATCGTCAAAAAGATCACTAGACTCATTTGGTGATTCTGTTTTTTGTTTATTATCAACAAGATCTTCTAAATTAGTAACACTGCTAGGATCTATACCCATAGCATCTAATTCTGTGTCTCTAGCTAATTTAGAAATCTCAGCATTTTTTTGTTTAACTAATTTATCTTTAAAAAATAAATCATCTACTATTTTTGTCTGACCTTCTGTTAAGTCAAACTTACCAATAACTTGATAAGTATTATTAGAGTTTACTTTGACTAATTCTCTTTTTCTAATTTCTAATTTTGCATCAAGTCCTACTTCTCCATAAACTCTATAAGTCTTCTTTTTACGAACTACATTTCCATCTTTATCTCTTTGTTCTCTTAATGTAATATATCTGACAGCAGTCATTGTTTCTGCGTTGATAGCTTTATCTGCAGACATATCAAATATTCCTTTAGCTTCATCAGGCTTTTTATTAGAATCTGCTTCAGGATTAGGAACATTATTGTTAGAAGAATTCTGTGTACTATTAGCATTAGAAGATCCAGAAGGTCCTAATGAACTTGATAATTGTTTTTTAATTATTAAATCTGCTCTAGGATTTACTACACTATAAGAAAGAATTAAGTTAGATGAATGAAAGAAGTTACCGTCTTCTTGGTATAAATCTGTTTTAATTACATTTTTATCTGCAATGTTTTTATTATAATCTCCTTTATTAATACGAGTATAATCTACTCTATAAATACTATCTCCAATATATTGTTCTATAGTCTTAGTAGTAGTTTCTCCTGTAACATCTGTTATTTGTGCTACATATTTACCTTCGCTATTTTTTTCAAAAGGAATAGAAACTTTTTTAGTAGTATTGTCTTTCCTATTTTTGACAATCCTTTCTACAATATATTTACCACCTTCGAACTTAACATCATACATGTAAGTAATTCTATTAATGGCTTTTTCAAAATCTTGTTTTTCTTTTAAATCTGCTTTTGGATCTTTTAAAAGTTTAAGACCTTTTTGTACACTGTCCCAATCTTTAGTGTCTTGTATTTTATTAGTAAATAATTTAACAGGAAAAGCTCCACTAGTAGAATCTACTATCATAAAAACAGATCCTACTACTTCTGGGTCTAAATTATATAGAGCAGAAAATTGATCAGAAGACATACTATTTTTTAAGTCTTGTAAAACTTTATATCCAACACTTCCTTTAGTAGGCTCTTGTTCTAGTAAATTACCATTTACCCATAACCCTTCATTAGTGGCTACTAACAAAGTAAGTTTTTCATTATATTTTCCTGGTTTCTTTTTTCTAGATTCTTCTAAAACTGTAGCAGGATTTCTTCTAACAGGTATTGAATTATAGACAGTATTGCCGTCTGCATCCATACCTTGTTCAGTTTTTCTTTCCGTGTTTAGATTTTTACCTCTTTGAACCTTTCTAAGTATACTCAACTCTAATGGAATTCTAGTATCAACAGCAGTGTTTTTAATTAAAGATTCGTCTAGAGGAAAATCTTGTTCAAACTCAACTACTCCATCACGTATTAATTGATCTATTAATCCGTTTTCTAAAATAGATTTAAATTCTTCTTCTGATCTGAATTCACCGTCATACCAATATCTACAAGCCATTATTTAGATTTTATCAAATTTACGGATTTTTAATTACATTTCTTTTCGCCAATAGTTCTTTCTATTTCCCCATCCATTTCTTTTAAATTTGGTTCTAATGCAGTTATTTCTATTTGGCCTAAAATATTTTCAAAATAATTATTAATAGCTATTCTTCTAGCACTTTGTTCTACTTCTGTTTCTGGCGAAATAGTTTGTTTTTCTAAAGCAGCTAGTTCTGAGTCATATGCAGCGTTAATTTCTTCTTCTACAGTTGTATTTGATCCAGCAAGCTTTTCAATTTCTCTTCCTTTTGAATTTATATATATCCAAAATCCTGGACTTTTTAAAGCCTCTTTTGGGTCAGTTTGTTTTCTATCTTTATTTAGTTCTTCAACTTGTCTAGTAGCTTCTTCTTTTGGCATAGGATTATATGACTCCCCTTCTCTTGGAGGATTCATAGGATCTACGACAACAAAACCACCTTCTATTTCTTCTACTCTAACAAGAAAAGGTTCTTTTGCAATTTTAAAAGATTTTTCTCTTCTTTTTTCTATTTCAGCTACTACTTCTGTTTTAGGACTAGTAGTTTCTGTTTTATTAAATTTATTATTAAACTTATCAGTATCAATTATTGTAATTAATTCTTTTCCAGCGGTAACTGTTTTAAGTAATCCATCTTTTTCAAAAGATTCCCAAATTTCATTACCTTCAACAACTCCATCAGGCATTAAAGTAGCACCTTGCTTTATAAGTTTTTTAATAGCAGCTATATATATTTGTTTTCCAAAACCTTGACCTCTATTGTCTTTTTTAAGTATATTTATTTGAAGACTATATACAGGTTGACCCTCTTCTGTTTTTATCTTCATATTATATATTTCAGCAAATCCTGTATTATTTCCTAAACTAAATTCACCGTCTTCATATTCTTTGAATTGAAGAGGTTCCCCATTTACTATAGTTTCTGTTTCTCCTCTTCTCCAAACAGCAAACGGAGCTTTATTATTTCCTACTTCAGGAGCATCAGTAGTCCTGTCTCTAATATAATCTCTAATAGATTGCATTTCATTTGCTAGAAACGCATAATTTCCAGAAATAAATATCACAACTTCTTCTGCTGTCATCTTGCCATTAAGAACATTTTGTATAAGAGCTTCAATTTTTTCTTCTTCTATTTTTGCTTCTTCTCCTTGTAGTACTTTATTTGCATTATCTCCTGGTACACGTGTTTTTATTGCTATACCATATCCTTCAGGTAGATTTCCTCTTCTTGCATTTTCTTTAGCTATATCTATATCTTTTCTATTCTGTTTCCAAGCTTCCAAATTCTTGTCAGAAACAGAACCATCTTCGTCTCTAAATGTTTTATCTTTTGCTTCTAATTCTTCAACTTTTTCTTCTAAAGCTATTTGTGCCGCAGGTTTAGTTTCTGTAGTAGTTTCTGTTTTAGGAGCAATAGTGGCTTCGTATCCTTTAAAATCTGTTTCAGTAGTAGCTATTTCTAAAAAGCCTGTATCAGGATTTACTTCGGCTTTTGCTATAGACTCTCTAAGATTAATTAATTTTTGAGATATTCCTTTTTTGAAAGCATAAGATTGTTCTCCTGTTTTAGGATCTGTTATTATTTCTTGATAAGCAGGAATTCTTCCATAAAAAGTTTCAGCGCCTGTTTTAGAATCAACATATACAATATCAATACTTCTATAACCTGAAGGATACTCAGCAGTTCCAAATTCATTTTGAGAATATCTTAATTTTACTACAGGCTTTTGTTCTCTTATTTGTTCTAATGTTAAGGTATTTGGGTCATTAACTGCAGACTTATCTAAAGGCTGGTCAGTTTCCATATCTTTAAACTTACCGTCTGAATTTCTAACAGCAGGTCCTTTACCTTGAAACTCTTTATCATTAGTGATAGATATCATGAAGCTATCTGTAGCTACTCCCTCTCCTTCTACATCGTCAAATATATTTAGAAGATCTGTTTGATTTACTTCACTTGCTTGGTTAGGAGCAAAAGCATTGTTTATATTAATTTGCTCTGGTGCTGCATTATTAAGATTTGGATCGGGTCCAGGAATTTTACTTTGGTAATCTGAAATAATATCAAATAAAGTTTCTGCTAATATTTGCTCTATACTAGCTCCATCAAAGAAATTTTCTGACTCTAGATGTTTTAAACTTGGTACACTATCTATATCTTGTAATCCAGGTATTGCTCCTTTTAAACGATCTTTAATTAATTGAAAAGCATTTGGAAACTTTTCTAAAATTTTCATTACTGCTTCGCTATCTAAATCACTGTAACTTATAGTACCTTCTTTAGATGTAGTTAATTCGTCTAAAGCTTTTATTACACTATCTAATTCTTTAGTTTGCTTTTCACTAATTTTATTTCTTAACTCTTGACTAGCTGCTGATCTATTTTGATTATTAAGATCGTTAGCAGTATTGTTTACATTACTAGTAGTAGTAGAGCTTTTTGCTGAATTCATTTGCTCTTCCTGTAAAGCTATAGCTGCTTCTACAGCTTCTTGAGCCATAATTTCTTTTTGACTTTCTAAGTAAGCAGTAAATTCTTGTGCTCCTTTTTCAGTCATTAACATATTATAAAAAGCAGCTGCTTTAGCTTTCTTATCTTTTAATTTAAAAAGATCAGTAACTACTTCTTTAATTTGTCTTCTAGCAAAATTATATTGATCAGGATTTTTTGCTTTAATATCTGCAAGTATTTGTGATACTGCAAAGTTTACTTTGTCTTTTGTATTTGCAAATTTAGGGTCAGTAGACTTAACCTCAGTACCATCTTCTAAAGTTATAGTAGTAGTCTCTTGGCCAATAACAAATCTTATAAAATTTTTGTCACTTAAAAAAGCAGATAAACCACTGTCTCCTACTAAACCTCTTAATTGATCCGTTAATTCTTTTTCTCTTTTTTCTATATTTTCTGCAGAAGAAGTTAAGAATGCTAATTGATTTCTCAATTGCATTTTTAATCTTTCTTTTAAAATATATTGTTCTTGTTCAGAAGCATCTTCAAATTCTTTTTGTACAAAAGATTCTAATTTACTATCAATATTTCCTTTACCGCTTAATAAACCTTTATCTGCATTTACAGCCCTTCTAAGAGGAGTATCGTAAGATACTGATCCTAAAAAGTTTTTATTAAATACTTTATCTACAAAACGTCTTTCATAATTTAATAATTCGTCAGTTTTTTCTGTAGCTTTAATTATACTCTTAGTATTATTTCTAGCTGTCTCAATTATTTTCTTTTTTTGTGCTGCATTATATTGAAACTCTTGATCTTTGTGAGCATAAGTTTTATTAAACTCTTCTAGACTCATTTCGTCTAATGCATCTAAATCTTGAAAAATAGTATCTGCAATTCCTGTTTCTAATCTAGTAGCAACAAAATTATAAAATGCTTCGTGCTCTTTATTTTTGTAATTAAAAATATCTCCTTTTTCTAGAGCTTTGTCCATCTCTGCTTGAATACCTACTCCTTTAAGCATATTATCAAGACTTTTCTGTAAAGCCACATTAGTACTTACAGTATTATAAATGTCAGCTTGATTTTGTGCTTGTTCCATTTTAGAACCTACATCCTGCCATCCTTCATAAAAACCACCGTACCATGTGAATCCCATTCTCCATTTTCCTGCAGCTCTTTCTTGTGCACTTCTTACTCTAACACCAGGTATACCTAACATACCCATAAGACCTCCTATAGCAATACTATCTTGTCCTTCTACAGATTTAAAATATTCTTTTGCAGACTGAGCCATAGTAGGTAAAAACTCATTAAGTGTTTCTCTTGAAGGATCAGTAAACTGTGCAGAATAATAATTAGAGTATCCTTCTTCAAAAACTCCTTGACTAAATTCTTCAAAACTTTCTCCTAATCCTCTAGCAGCAGTAGGTAATATTACTCTACCAAAAGTTTTAGCAGCAAAGCCTCTTTCAGCGCCTCTTGCTACCATTTTTCCTCCAACCATTTTAGTTCCTGTTAGAGGATTTATTTTTTGCCCTGCTTTCTTTAATAAGCCTTGGCCTAATCTATAACTAGAATTAAATATTCTAGGAAATTGCATCATATTAGAAAATCCTACTAAAGGAACATTAGAAAACCATGCTAACTCTCCAGCGTTTTCAGCATTGTTTTGTATTTTAATTCTATCTTTTTTTGGAATATCTTTTTCTAACTCAGTAAGTATCTCAGTCTCAGTAATACTTAAATTACCAAACTCATCCATATTATCTCGTATAATATTTTCATACTTTTGCTTTAATCCTCTTTTAACTCCTACATCTGAATTAATGTAATTACGAATTGATTTATCTTTAGTACTTTGATAAGTGTCTCTAGCTATTAAGCTAGACTCATATCCTGCAGTACGTACCATAGTAGTAGCTGTACCTATTCCTTTCTGAAACTTAGCAGTTAAACTTGCAATCTTTTGCATGTTATACATATCAGCAACTGTATCTAATCCTCTAGCCACTCTAAGCCCTTTAGAAAAAGTTCTTGTTCCATAAGCAGCTAGTCTAGCAGTATTAGCTGCTAAAGATGCCCCACCAGTAGGTGCAGCTAATAGTCCTGCTACTGTTTCTGTAAGTATAGCTCCTGCAATAAACGAAGCTGCGGGAATAACATCATTGTTTATAGACTTCATAGGATTATCTGCCATCCTTGCAAAGAAATCTTTTTGTTTTCCATCTTCACCAGGTTGGGTATAATCGTATCCTCCATATACTACATAATGCTCGTCTGTCCATTTGTCCATTTTATCCCATTGGTCAAACAAAGTATTATTAAATATATTTTCAGCATTCCAAGTAACAAGTCCTTTTGCTAACCCATATACTAAAGGAATTAAACTTGAAACAGCAACACCAGTTTTTCCTAAAAATTTTTGAAAAGTATTTCCTGCTGCATCAAAAAATCCTTGATCATTATCTAATTTATCTACAAACTTCTTTAACTGAACATTATAATTTTGTTGTCTAAAATTATAAAGATCTTTTAACTCATCTGCAAAAGTTATTCCTTGAACATCTTCATTAAGAAGCTTTACCATTTTAGAACCGTGCTGTCTAATATATTCCGCACGTTCATTAGGATCAGGAATTGCTTTAGCTAAATCAAAAGGAACATATGCTTGGTCTATTGCTTCACTAACTTCTTTACTAAAAGTAAAATCTGTACCTCTAATAGTAGGACTTTTTTGAGAAGAAAGAGCAGCAGCATTTAATCCTGATAAAGTCTCATCTCTTTTACTTTTTGGTAAAACAAAAGAATCTGAGGACTTTATATCATCTTTAGAGGATTCAATTATAGGATTACTATCTGGTTCTCCATTACCATCAGGTGTGCCTTCAGGATTAGCTGTATCTATTCCTTTTAAATCTAATTCTTTTTCGTCAGCCATAATCTTTATTTAGATATATTATCCATAGCCTGAATATTAGTATTAGGATCTTCAAAAACAAATCCTTGTTCAAATGCTATAATAAACGGAATATCATAACCATTTCTTCTTACAGTTACTAAATCATCTTCATCACCTGTTCCAAAAGTCATATCCATTTTTAATAATGTAAGAGGTAAATTTTGTCCCATAGTAATATTAGTAGAAGGTAATTCTATTTTTTCTAAGATTTCATCAGCAACTCCTTTTTCATTAGAAGGAATTCTAGTTGTCTTAGTTACTTGAGCAATTATTTTATTATCAGTAGTTGTTTTATAAACTATGCCATAATCTGTAAATGAACCGTCTCCATTATCTTGAGTATGGGCAGGTCCTTGAAATGATTCTCCTTTAATTCCTTTTTGAGCTCTTTCTGATAATGTTTTAGCCATTTTAGAATATTTAAGAGATCTTTCTTTTTTATTTATTAAATGTAAAGGAGCATAATTATTTCTTTGTTGTTCTACAATCTCAATTCCTTCAGAAGTATTTCCACTATTTAATCCTGCTACTACAAGATCAATATAATTATTTTCTGCATTTAATATTGGGTCTACCGTTAAATTTCTAGTGCTAACATACAATTCATTAGGATTATTTTTTTCAAACATTTCTACATCATCAGAATCAAACCTAGCTAAATAATCTTCTGGATCTTGTACTCTATCACTGCTAGTTTTACCATTAATAATATCTTTAAAATATTGTTTAGTTCCACTATTAGCTTTTCTATATTGAGGCTTCTTTTCGTATTTTAAAATAAGTCTATTTTGTTCATCTCTTCCTACAATAGTAGGATTTTCACTATACATTTGGATGTCATAAGTTTCTCCTTCAAAATCTTTTTTAGCTAATGAAGAAGTTTTATTTACAGGGTCATAATCTAATCTAGGAAAATTACTTGGATTATTTATTACAAGATTTTTTATTTCTTCCATTGCTCCATCAGTATATGCATTTAATCCTTCAGTATAATTTACGCTTGGAATTTGCACATATCCTTCTGACCCTAAAGTTTTAGAAAGCTTGAACTGATCAAAAATAGATCTAATAATTAGTGAAGAAGGATCTGTAGATTGAAACATTTCGTTTGTAAACTTAACTCCTATTTCTTTATCATCTCCTTCTCCAGAAGCAGATAATTCTACACTCATTTGAATATTATCTTCACTAATTTTTTGAAGTTCTGATAAGAATCCTGTACTATTACTTTCATTATTTGACCAAGCTGCGGCAACTTGTGCAAGTTCTTTCATGAACTTCTTTTTACCTGTTTCACTTTTATTGTCGTATCTATTTTGAAGTTCTTTGGCAAATCCAGAAAACTGATTAAATCCATTCATTTTACTTAAATTCTCTAAAGAACTTTGTAATTTTTCAAAACTAAAATCTTTAGTTCCTAAACCTGCATTTTGTAAAGAAATAAATAACTCATTAATATTATAATCTAAATCTTTTAATTGTTTAGTTTTTGCTAAAATATTCTGATTTCTATCATTATAAATATTTACAATCTTGCTACTAACTTCTCTATATTCTGCAGAGTTAGGAGATAACTCATTTAATTGAGTATTTAGATCTACAAGTTCTCCGTCTAATTCATCAACTTTTTCATCATATTTTTTATTAAAGAAATCTAATGCAGCTACATCAGCTCCATTTTGATAAATATCAGGAAGAACATAGTTACCATCTTCATCTTTAATTTTATAAGTATCTGGATCTTTTCTATCCCATTCTTGTTTAGTCCAAGGATTTCTTACTCTTGTAATAGTTTCAGAAGCAAGACTATTTGCTTTTACATTTTCGTTTTCTCTAAATAATTCATTTAAATTATTAGGCTCATCTTTACCAAATACTTCTTGATTACTTTCTTCTATATAAGTACTAGAAATTCCTTCTGAAACTTTAGGAGTACTTGTAGAAGTAACCTCATCTATACTAATTACTATATCTCCTACTGCATCTATTTTCTTTTTAGCATCAGAAGATACTCCTCCACCGCCACCTATTCCAGAAATATCTCTATGAACAAAGTCTACTAAATCAGCAGTACTACTAGATAAATCATCTATATAACCTACTGCATCTGCTTTATAAAAAGCTTCTGCTAAATCTTCAGTTAATTGTGTATCAGTACCTGAGATTCCTAAATTAACGTCTTCTATAGTTCCGCTTAATTCTTCTAAATCTTTTTCTAAATACTCTCTCTGTGCATCAGTAAGATTATCTTGAGCTAAAACAGTTTCTAAAGTTTTTTTACGAGCATCTAATCCTGGTAAACTACTTTTTAATATTTCTTTTGAAAAAGATAAAGGATCTTCTTGACTATAAAAAGCTTCTCTTTTTTTACTTTCATTTTGATTATAAAAATTAATTTCTGCTTCGTTAGATAGATAATCTGAATACTTAGGAATTTTCTTTAATACGTTTGCTATTTCAACAGCAACCTTATCTTTATTTCTTTCTTCTAAAGAAATTTTTGCAAGTCTCGCAGCTTCTTCTCCAGAAACTCCTAAATTTACCATTCTTGTTATATAAGCATCTTTAGTTTCTTGAGTCATTTTAGCCATAGTTCTGGCTTCTTCCATCATCTCTTTTCTAACATCAGGACCTGTAACTCGAAAGTTTCCTGTATTATATGCTCCAGTTTCTTTATCGTAATTAGTACCTCCAAAATTACCTTTTGCCCAATTCTCCCAATTTTTTAATTGAGTAGCAGTAATTTTGTCTTTTTGTCTTAACTTGTCCATTTCTGCCCAAGCTGTTTTATATGCAGTATGATTACTTTTAATAGCAGCTAACTCTGGATTTTTATTATAATACTTATTTAATTTACCTAATCTATTTGCTACTTCTCTAAAATTACCTGTATTAACAAGTGCTTCTGATAAATCTGCTGTAGTTTGATTAAGATCTCCCATCAATTGTTTAGTGCGTTCATCATCACCTTTTAAATGATCTAAAGAATATTCAGTCTTATTTAATTGTTCTTGAGTAAGATCAAACTTTTTTTGAAGTTGTGATAGTGGAACAGCAAAAGCTTCTAATCCAAGAGGCTTATATTCTGTAGTAATAGGTGTAGATAACGGAGTAATTGCCATTATTATTGGTTTTTATCATTTTTATTCATTCTTTCTAATAATCCTTTTAAAAAAGGAGTATACTCGAATGTTCCTAAATTAGGAGCAGACAGTGCATTGTACTGAGCAGCTAGATAATTAGCAGAATCTGTTTCTTGTATTTTACCCATCTGTTTAATACCTTCTTGAATAGACTTTCTTTTAGCTTCATCAAAAGACATTTCTAATTGTTTCTTATATTTTTCTAAATCTTGTTTTTGTTTAGTATTATATTGATTGCCTCTAAGATCCATTTCTTTTTGGAGCTTATCGTAAGTCATTAATGTTTCATTTTCTAATCTAGAACCTGATTGAGCTAATGCTAAAAGATTAGAAGGATTAGCTCCGACTTTATTTAAACTTTTTCTTAAACCTGATACTTGTCTTTTAACATTATTTATTGCTTGAGTAGGATCAAATTTAGGAACTTCTAAAGGAACAAAATCTGGTGTATAATCTTTTTGTTTACTAAATAGTCCTGAACCTATATTATATAAAGGAGCAGCATATTTAGCAGCAAACTGAGGAAAAGATTCTTTATAATTAAAATCAAACTTAGCATCTGATATATCGTTAGCATCTGGCATATCAGGATCTTTTTTCTCTTCTTCTTGTTCTGTACTTTTATCTTTAGGAGTTTCTTCTTCTGTAGGTTCTACAACAGCTAACGGATTAACATCTTCTTTTGTATCTACAACTTCAGTATTAAATACAGGATTTTCTGAATCTATTGCTCTTTCTAAATTTCTAGATGCTTCTAATTCTGCTAATTTATCAGGAGTTATTTCTAATTGATTTCTTGTATTTTGTAATATCATTTGCTGTCTTGGGTCCATTTCTGCAAAAGCAATTTCTTCTTCACTTAAAGGACTTTGTGCTTCCATATCGTCCATTCTTGTATAAATAGGATCTGGAGTAGGAATGTTTTCTAATAAACTTCTTTGATAAGGAACAGAAGAATCTTTAAATTTATCAGCAAATAATTCTTTTACATTCTCTTCTCCTCCATATTTATTTACAATTTCTTTATCTGCTAAAAGTTGTTGTAAAGAATTGTAAGTAACACTTTTATTAATTGTAGTTCCATCTGGTTGAGCTATTTGTTTCATTAAAGTAAGCTTACCTCCGTCATCAAAAGTATTAGCAGAATATTGATTTAAACTTCCGCCTGTATTATACAAATGTCCACCCATAGCATTTTGACTGTTCTTTAAATCTTCAGCTGTCGGAGCTCCTTTGCTACCTGGCTTTCTCATACTTTCTCCTGAACCTGCAGCTATTCTTGCTCTTTTAGCATGTATGTTAGCCCAAAGACCCCCGCCTTTTCTATAAAGATTACCTCCATACTTAGCCATATTTGGTAGTTCAATTTCTGGAGCAGTTTCTATTACAGAATCAGTTACTTCTCCCATTGTATTTTCTGCACCTTTTCCTACTTTACCACCTGCTATAGATCCAGCAACTCCCATTGCTTGATTAGCTATATTAAATAAAGTACTTCCTTTTCCTCTATCTTGTTCTTTTGCTAAAGCGGCTTCATATTCTTCTATTGAATATTTTTCTGGATTATTTATAATATCTTGATGAGCTGCTTCTCTTTCTTCGTATTTACTAGTAGTAAGAGCATCAACTCCTTGTCCTCCTAAATTAGTTAATGTAGAACCTGCAAATCCTAAAGCACCTGATCCTGCTCCTTTTCCTGCTTGTAAAGCCATATCTCCATAATCTATTCCTCTCCAATCAACACTACCATCATCTGAAGTACGAGCATTTTCTGCTAAAGATCCTGTTACTCCTGAAAGAGCTCCTAATCCTGCTCCTACAGCTTGTCCTACAATAGGAATGTTTCCTAATACACTGGCTCCTGTTCCTAAAAAATTAGAATATAAATCTAAAAATTTACCATACTTAGCTTGATTCGGTTGTACTTTATTTATGCGACCTCCGTAAGCATGCATCTTACCACCACATCCATAACATAGTTTTCCTCCTTTACGCATTTGAGAACCTAAACCTTGCATAACATCAATACCTTGTCCTTGAAGACCTCCGTCTAACATACCTCCCATATTAAAAGCCTGATTCATTCCTTGCATAGGATTTATTCCAGCTTCTTGTCCAGACTGCATTAAGTTGCCTCCAAATTTATTAGCTTTTATTTTTCTACTTTGAAATAGTTTAGGACCATATCTTTTTTTACCAGCTCTTCTATCACCACTAGTATGATGACTCCACCATGTCCATTTATTTGAAGTATCAATTGGATATCTAGTTCCTCTTCTAGGGCCTTTGACTTTAACATTACTACTAGAATCTTTTACATTTCCTGTTGCATCGCCTCCTGTGCCATCTCCTCCTCCTGTACTGCTTCCATCACCACCGCCATCTGTTGTTCCTGAACCTCCTGTTCCATATGCAGGATCTCCACTAGTAGCAGCGGCTCCATAATTACTTAACATATGTTGACGAAGTTCTTGCATTACTCTGTCGTCTGCAAAACCTGCTTCTTCTGTAGAAGATAAATGCGGACTAAATTGGATACCGCCTATCATAGAATTTGCATCAAGACCTTTTGCTTGAGGACGAGAAACATTTTCTGTAGTAATTCCTGCAGGAGTTGGTTCAGGAGTACATGGGGGGCATCCTGGAGTATCACACGGACAAGGATCAGCCATTCCCATAGCTCCTGTATTCATCATACCTGTATTAGCCATATTCATTCCCATAAAACCGCCTAGATTATATGAACGAGTAGTATAACCACCGTTACGCATCATACCTTCTTGTTGGCCCATAGCCATATCTTGCTGCTGTTGCATCATAGCCATTTCTTCAGGAGATGGTTGTCCTCCGCCTGCTTGTTGTTCAGCCATCATTTGTTGTTCCATCATAGCTTGCTCATCCATAGGAGCTTCTTGCATTTGGCCTCCCATAGCTGGATCGCCTTGAGGACCGCCTTGAGGTTGTCCTTGTCCCATTAAAGCAGGAAGAGCGTTAGGATCTAACTCGGCTATTTCTTGTAGCTTTTCTTCTATTCGTGCTTGTTTGAAAGCTTCTTGTGCTTCCATAAGATTCATTAAATCTTTTTCATTAGCTGCCATTTCTATAGCATCTCCTTCTCTTTTAGATTTTTTACGACCTGCCATTTTACTAGCATCTGCAAAAGTTTTACCTACCATTTTAGGATTAAGATTAAAAGCTTCTGCTAATTCTTTATCTACTTTTAATGAATCAGAATAAATATAATTTTCAGCATCAAATTTAGTTTCTCCCTCTTCTACTAAATTCATTTGCCCTTCAGGATTCATTCCTTGTGGAATACCTCCTAAACCATTTTCTTCGTGACGACCTCCTTCATCAAACTCAGTTAACTGTTCCATAGGCATAGCTCCTCCAGCTGCGTACTTTTTTCCGCCATATTTCATGTTAGATAAAATATTATTTTGAACACTTGAGGGTAGTGCTCTAAATCCTGGATTATTAATTCCTTTTTTCATTTGGTAAAATTTTTATGAAGATACGGTTTTTAATTTTATTTAAGCCATTCCTTCGCTATCATCAATATTATTAGTTTTATTTTCAGATATATTATTCAACATCCATATAATTTCTTCATCGCTAAAAGTATCTTGAAGCTGCTTCATAGGATTATATCCTTGTTTATAACGATCTTTAGTTTTAAGTTTAAGTTTTTTTAATTTTTGATAATATAAATCAGAAGAAACTCCTTCAGTAAAAGGATCATATATTCCTTGTTCTTGTGCTAACTTTCTTATTGTATTTAATCTAGCCCTAGTTTCAGTATCTTCTGCTACATAATTTGAAAAATTTAAAAATTCTTCTTGTGCTTGTCTAAAAGCTTCTGGATCATTTTTAATCAAATCATCATAATATTGCTTATAATTAAAATATTCTCTACTGTCTCCTAATACATCTGCTTTTCTTTTATCTATATATTTACTATCTGATTTAGGTATAATTCTTTGTTCACCGTCTTCCCAACCTGGATAAAAATATACAGGCCTATCAGTAGAATGACTCAACTCATGAGTTGCTGTTCCAGTTTCAAAACCTTCAGGAAAAACTTCTATTTGTCCACTATCTGTATGAGATAATCCAGCAAGACCTCGTTCTTCTTGAGGAAGTATTTTTAAAGGAGGAATATTCTTTAAATTTTGCTCCCTACGTTTTCTTAAAATACTTGCTTGCATATCTCCTACACCTCCTTTAGGATAAGAACTTCTTGTCATTTCATAATACTTAGGAGAATTATGATAATTTTTAAACCATTCATTTGCGTTAAAATAATTTTCATTTTCTTTTTTAACATCTTCTATATTAAAACCTGAATTATTTTTTTCCCAAGTTTCGTATGAAACACATGCTTGAGAAGTTTCGTCATAAATTTGACCTGAAGGACAAGGAGAACTTCCTAAACTTCCTCCAGTTGCATAAGGTCTATTTCTAAATCTTTTTAAAAATTCAGAAGGAAGTTCTTTTGAACTAGTGTAATTAGTAGAAATATTTTCTATTGGTTTAATATTAAGTCTTGAAATAGGCATGCTGTCAAATGCATCCATTTCTCTTTTTGCAGCATCTGTTGCTATATTTTGAAACATTTTATTATCACCCTTATATCTCATAGTAGCAGTTCCTGGATAAGTAGGGGAGTTTGGATCTACTTTACCTACAAAATCATAACGACCCCCACCAGGATTATCTGTTCTTGTAAGTTTAGTGTTATCTGCGCTATAATCGCCTATATAGTATGCTGGTGTTTCAGAGTATTTTTTACCTATATAATCTGATACTTCTTGATTTAAATAAGGCCCTATAGTTTGAGCATGATTAGAATTTCCAGGAAGACCGTATACAAATTTACCGTTAGTAAATACAGGACTGCCATCAGGTTTTTTCTTTCTTCGCCAATAACCTGTATCTGTATTTCCTCTTTGAATATTATTAAAATCATTAGGTATCCACTCTTTTTCTTCAAAACCATGTAGGACTTGAATATCTCCAGGTTGAGGAAGAACACCTGGTTTTTGCATTTCCATACCAAAATTCTTATATCGACTAGCAAAACTTTGATTTCCTGTAACAACAGGTATAGGCCCTCCAGGAATTCCTCCTTTAGGAGCCGCATTTTGTTCTGCTACAGAAGGACTTACTCCTACTTTTTGTCTTCCTGTTTTTGTATAAGGTTTATTAGGAATCCAATTGCCTTTTTTGTCTTGTATATAATAAGGAACTCTAGCTAAATTTTCTACTTCAGGTTCATCAGAATCTCCTGGAGTAGGAGATAAATTACAACTAGACCCTGTTATACATCTTGCTCCTCCTATACTATTTAAAAAATTTTTAAAAGGCGACCCTTGTTCCCATGTATACTTTCCTAAATTACGAATAGATCTTTCAGCTATTTGATTTTGAGCTCCTTTTGTTCTTTCTTCAGATAATTTTGCTAAATAATTTGCTTTTTCTGCTCTAGCAGCAGCGGCTTCAAAACTTTCATCATCTTGCTCATATATATCAGATACATGACTCATCATACCACTAAAATCTCCTTCATAGGGAGTATTACTTACTTCGTATTTTCCTGTATCAAAATTGTATGTTTTTATATTATCTGTTTCTGGATCAACCATAAACTTCATAGGATCATCAGGACCTCCTAGTTTAAGTTTTCTACTAGGGTATATATTACCTCCATATTTCTTTTTATTTGCTCCAAACAATTGTCCTTGTCCAAACATAGACCCTTGTCCAAACTGAGGAATAGCTGAATTTTTCATAATAGATTCAGACAGCATTTTTGTATAAGCTTCTTGTTGTTTTAACTCTTTTTTAGAAAAATTTTGAACATTAGAATTTATAAACTTTGTTTCTGGTGAACTTAAATTTGGAGGTATAGTATTTACTGATTCAGGTATATTTACAGCTAAAGGAGAAATATCATTATCAGAATTTAATTGTGGATCATCTATATCAGCATTATAAGAGTTTCCTATTTTAGGCATTTCTGGAATAGGCCTACTAGAAGAAGTTGATTCAACTTCTGTTTTTTGTTGTTCTAAATCTGCTGCTAATTCTTGAGAATCTACTTCAAATTCATCTTGCCATCTTTCTTCATCAGGTTGTACATATTTTTTTTCATATTTTTTAGAAGCAGTTAATCTATCAGTAAATGTTTTTTGTTTTGGTATTTTACCAAATCCTGCATTAGCACTTGTTAATATAAAATTAGCATCTTCAATATTATCTATGTTATTAAAATCTACATAGTTCCCAAATCTTTTTTTATACCTATTGTACTTTTTAGTTAAATAAGGTAATTCTTTAGCTAATCTATTATATAAAAATTTAACAGCAGCTTTTGCTTGTATATCAGGATCTGTTTCTAATAATTCAGGATTGTTTACTAAGTCAACTCCTAATTCTTCTCCTAATTTTTTATAAGCTCCTTTACCTGTTATTTGATTAGGTCCTCTTCCTCTATACCTATAACCATCTGTTCCTCCTTCATTTCCTGAAACATTTGCATAAACAAAATTTCCAAGTGCTTGAGGATTTCTTAAATATTTACCACTTTTAGCTAATTCATTAGCATATTTGCTACCTTCACCTTCAGGAGCTCTTACTATTTTTCCTCTAGAATTTTTATAAGTCGAAAATACACTAAAAACTTCTGCAAGTCTGCCAGGAGTTTTGTAATACATATCTTCTGCTATTCCTTTAAAACCTCCTTCATTAACAATAATTCCCATCATAGCAGCTTTAACATAATCATTAGTTATGCCATAATCTTCCATATATTTTATAATAAGATCTTCTTGAAGATCTTCTTTAGTTTTTTTAGGAGGGTCAGGAGTAACATTAGCTATTTGCTCATTTACTATTTCATCATCAAATATGTCTAGTAGATCTTTCATAATTTTTTTAATCGTCGTTTGTTGTAGCATCTAATACTGCTTGTTCTCCTTTATTAATTTTACCTAACTTACTAGAACTTTTACTTAAATAATCAAAAAATTTTTTACCTTGTTTTAATGCTTGTCTTTTTCCGAATCCATATGTACCACTAAATTCATTTAACAAACTGTAATCAGGTTTCCATTTTGCAGCATCATATGCTTTTATATCACTAAAAAGTTTTTTAGAAAGGTTAAGCTCGTCTGTATTAGCAGGAGCTTTTGCTACTAGTTCTGCCATTTCATCAGTATATCCAGGAAGCTCCCAATATTTATCTGGATTTTTTAGTACTGTTTTAAATAATTCTCTTTTTGCTGGATCTTGTATTTTATTCACATAAGATATCATTCTTGGATCATTAAAAGGAGCTATACTTCTACTTGAAGCTATTACATCTAAAGGATTGTCTTTTATAGTTCCAGTAAGTCTATTTTGTATATTTCCTACATTATATCGACTAGCTCTAGCATCACTTAAAATTAAATCTGTAACTTTATCAGAACCTGGTTTATATTTATCTATATCTTCTGCACTTGCTTTTTGATACCAAAGTCTATCTTTTGAAGAACCTGCTTGACCTGGTTTAGTGAATCTAGAATATTTTTGAGTAGTAAGTAAATCTTTAAATTTTGCTTCTCCTTTTAAAACTTGTCCCATTCCTGGTACAAAATCTCTAACTTGTGGAATTCTTCTTACTGCATTAACTCCTCCTGCAATATTTCCATAACCTGCTCTTAATATTTCTGATCCTACAGGAAGTGCAGATAATCCACTCATAGCTACATTAAATGCTGCATCTCCAAAAGATCCTTTTCCTTGTTGATAATCTTTTATAGATTGTCTTGTCATAGAAGTAGGATCTGTAAATTGATCTACTCCATAAATACCTCCTGCAACGTCAAGCAATTGCATAGGATTTAGCATATATTTAGAAAACTTTGGAGCTGTATTTGTTAATAAAGGTTGTTTTAATACTTGTTTAGCTGCTTGAACACTTTGTTTTTTTGCTAATTGTTTTAACCCTTGTTTAGCTCCTTGTCTAATTAAACTACCTGCTCCAAAACCATAAATCATTCCTGGTAAATTCCATATAGGACTATCTTGTACTACTCTTGTATTTTCTTGAAGCATTGCTTTTCTATATGCTTCTTCTTCAGCGTCAGTCATATAAACATCTCGATTGCCATAATTATATAAATCTACAGGATCTCCAGTGAGTCTTTTTTGCATACCTGTTTGATCGTTAAAAATTACATTACCTTCGTCATCTTTATAAACATCTTCTGCAAAAATAGGATAAGATCCCATATGCCCTCTCCAAGCATCGCTTTTATCTAAATGAACTAAATGCCTTTTGTTTATATAATCTGTTAAATCTTTATGAGCAACTTTTTGTTCTTTTTTATATCTTTTATCATAAAAATTAGGATCCTTCATTTCTCCTTCTACTCCTTCTAAAGTATAATTTAAATAAGGATCATCTAAACTTTTAGTATCTACTACTCTAGATTGGCCTGCTTCTCCTAAACCTGACAATTTTATCAATTGTCCAGTAGCAGGATTAAAACCGTGGGTTCCTTTTAATAATGCTCTTTTAATTTGATCATTATATTTTTCATTAACATTTCCTGGAGATATTAAATTAAAATTAGCAATGCTGTTTATAAAATCAGAATCTTGAGCATATGAAAGAATCATATTAGGAGCCTCTTTATCACTTTCTATATTATAAAGTTTTTTCCTTTCTCCAGCTTCCATAGGACCTAACCATTCTCCTTTGCTCTTTAATTGCTTATCATATTCTTCTTGTCGTTGAGCTAAATGTTGAGGAGTTCCTATATAACTAGTATCATCGCCCCAAGCTAAAGCTTTTGCAGCTGATAAAGAATTTTCATTTCCTTTAGTTTCTAAATCTATCCAATTATCTGCTCCTTGTTTTTTAGTATAATAATGAGGTATTCCAGATTCGTTATATGTTTTTTTATAATCCCAACCATATTGTCTAGTTAATTCATCTGATCTTGAAGGAATAGGAGCATTAACTGCTTTTTTTAATTCTAAAAAATTAGTGGTGCCTTCTTTTAATGGATCTTTAAATCCACCATTTACATATTTTCTAGAATTTCTAATATGGTTTTTTAAAGACTTAATAAATCCTCCTTCTTTAAAAGGTAAAGCAGTAGTGTCTTTGACAAATGTTTTTTCAGATGGATAGTCCCAAGTAGGAATAATAGGAGCCATTGCGCCTCCATTTTTAAAATTATATTTTATATTAAGCCTAGGATCTCTTTTTCTTTTATCTTTTGAAAAATTTACTGAAGCTCCTATATTAAAATTTCCTAGTTTTTTTGAAACTTGTCCTGTTAAGCTGCCTTTATAGTCAGGATTATTTTCTAGTGGTTTAATTCCTACAAGAGTCAAATCAATTCCTTTTCTAGGAAATCCTAATCCTGCTACTCCTAATAAATCATTACTTGGCATTCTTTGTGCAAATGCATATTTACTAACTTTAGGAGTATAACTGTAAGGATAAACTCTAGCACTAGGATTTACATTAGACTTTTGCCAAGGATGGATTTTTAAGAGAGTATCTTTTGTCTTAGATCTTTTATAATCTTTAAAAGAACTAACAGGTAAATTATATTTAGGCGGAGTTCCTGGCATTTAAAATATTTGTGCGTCATAATAAGAAACTAATCTATTCATAATTAATTCTTTATTATTATCGTTGTCGAAATATAAAGTTAATAAAAAATGAGTAGATCTAAAACGTCCTTTTTTACTAGTAGAATTATTATCTCTAGGAAGTTTAATTCTCCATTTATCAAAACGTCTTTTTATTCTTCCTGCACTGTAAGGAATTACTCCAGAATCTTGTGTCTCTGTAGCAATTTTAAATCCTGTAATAGTTTTAGTTCTGTCTATTACTTTATTATCGTTTCTAACTATACTATTAAATTCTAAAAATCTAAGAACTTTATTTATATCTGCTTTAGGATTAATAACTAAAGTTAAATTACATCCTACTTTATTATCATAAAACTCTCCCCAATTTCCTATGTTATGAACATAAAAATCATTTTCTTTATTTACAAAAGGATTGCTGCTTAATAAAGTATTTCCATTATTAATCCACATTTTAGGATTAATTGATAATCTTGTAGAAAATTGATTAGCTATTTCATCAAATACTATTGTATTAATGTCTCCTTTTTCTGAATCAGTAGTTGATAAAAAAGTAAAAATAATTTCGTCATTTATTTCATCTATTCCAATATGAGATCCTTTTAATAAAATAGGATTATCTCCTCCATCCTGTTTTCTTAAAAATACATCTTCTCCTAAAAATTGTAAGTAAGAATGCATGCCTTTTAATTCTGATAAAGGACTAGTTTGTAGACCTCCTTTACCTTGACCTAATTGATATATTTTTCTGTGAATAGCATCAAAGAAATAAATAGCATTATTAGTTGTAGCTATTGCCCATTGATGTATTGAACCTACTTCTTTAGAATAATACTGATGTTTACCCCAACCTTTTGCTGTACCTAATTCTGTAGGTACACCATCATCTGTTGTAGTAATTGCTTCTCTATTAATACTGTAAACTCCTGTTCCTTGATCTTGTAAAAAATAAACATTGTCTTTAAAGTTTATAATTTTATTTATAGGACCGTGATCATCTACATCATAATAATCATTGATAGCAAATTTTGTCCAAGAATCTATAGCCTCTCCGTTGACTTTTACTGAAGATAAATAAGCTCTTACATCATTTGTTAAAGATAAATCTATAACACTATTTGGCTGTACAAAAAATTGTACTTCTTTATCTAATTGAGAAAAAACAGGATTATAACTATAAGTTTTATATTTATCTAAACCTGGGTCAAATTTTCCATAATTAGAAAAAGTATTATTATCTTCTTGTCTATAATACACACTTTCTAGTCCTCCAGATGTTTCTCCTTCAAATTGAAATTTAATTCCTCTAGTAGTATTAGCACTATTATTTAGATTTAAATTAATAGTACTTTCTGTTACCATTAAATCTGTTCTTGTAAAAACATTATCATAATCATCACTATTTGATTCATAAAATTTACTATTAAATTCTATCATTGCTTTTTGTAGACTAAACATAGATATAAAAATATCTCCTCCATAAACTATAGGAGAATAATCTAAATTTCCTGACGTTGTTTTAATTATAGGAGAAGCAGGAATAAAACTATTTGATTCTAAAGCATTAGTTGAAAATCCTCCATATATTTCATTCTTAGGTATAACAAGATCTACAATAGGAATTGCTTCGTTTTTATTAATAGTAGTAAGTCCCCCTGAACCATCAGGAACAGGTAATGGTGCTATTTGAGGATTACTAGGAACAGGTGTATGAATAGTATTTCCTGCTATTTGAAAATAATCTCTCCAAGGTTTATCTGTTCCTGGAGTAGTGTAACTAGTATTACTGTTTAAAGGGTCTAAAGAAAAAGTATCTAATAATACAGTTAAATTAGTTCCTGCTCTAGCTACTCCTCCCGATCTATTTGAAAGACTATTTCTTGGATTATTTAATCCCCAATCTTGAGCAACAATAGGATTATCTGCTCTAGTACCTATATAAGCAAAATAATTTCTAACATAAGTATCTCCTCTACCTAAATCAGGAGATTTACAATTTGAATAATTGGCAGTGAGCACGTCTCTTCTAGGCATTTGAGGCGTTGTATTAATAGTAAAATTTGCTCTTTGATTATCTTGAGGAAACAGTATAACTTTAGTATCAAGAAAAACATTAGTACTGTCTCTCATATCAAAGTATGTAGACCTTTCAATTTTTCTAATATTTTCAATACTATTAAAAGTTATAGGCCCTACTCGTCTAAATTTAAAACCTCGATCCCATATATCTAAATTATTATTATTTCCTAAATTTTGAGCTGCAGGTCCAGTACCTGATTGAGTAGTTTCTTCTCTATAATCTCCTGCACTAGGAGGAGAAGGAGAACCTCCTACTGTAGCAGTATAACATCCTGTCATTAAAAGTGAAGCATTGTTAGCAGCATTAAGTGCTAAATCAGGAGTGTTATTAAAATTGTAAGATATTTCAGGAGAATAAAAAGCTAGATATTGAGACTTAATAGTTGTATTAACAATTGCGTCTGCACTTCCTGGAGTTTGAGGAAAAATATTATTATAATCTGTATAAGGATTGGCAGATAGATCATTATCTTGATCGTCTATAAAATATTTAAGACTATCATTTTGAATATCTGGACTAGTTTGTGGGCTAGTATCTACTATTACACCTCCGTTTCCTTGTTGATATTTCCAAACTACAGGAGTATTAAATTGATGTAAAACTTTTTCATCTTCATTAACTCTAAAATCATAATCTGGATTACTAGGAGTATCTCCCATTCTAATATGAGCATAAGGACTTACAATACCTTGAGATAATCTTCTTTTATCAGTATTTTCTCTATCTACTCTAACTATTTGAAAACCTTCTATTTTATCTAATAAACTTGGACAAGAATTAAAATCTATATTAAATTTTATCCCTAAATTTAAACCTACTGTAATAGGTTTTCCTGTTTTACCTATAGTACCTGTTGAATCATCGTAAACAGTGCTTAATGGCCAATAAGGAGATCCGCCAGTATTATTTACTCCATTTGCTTCTGATATATCTGGAAACTTAATATCTCCAATATATTCTACATAAGTAGCTTCTCCTTTTAATGTATAAAATATAATACCAAATCTATAAGTTTCTCCTCTTTTATATCCTCGTAGTAAACTAGAAACTATAGGAGAAGCTGCGTTAGGTATACTTCCATCTGGATTAGGACGAACTCCGTATCCATCATTTAAATCATGGTTGTCTATTCCGTAATGAATATTTGCAGCAACATTATGAAATTTAGATTGATACTCTACATCTACAGTCATAGGTTCTAAATGGAAAGAATAAGAAATATTATCTCCTGTAATTGGAGTAGGATTTCCTCCTCCTAAAGTACTTCCATCTATTTGATATTTAAATTGATTTGCAGGAAGCTGCCAATCTTTATCCCAATGTTTATCTTTATTAAATTCTGCATTAAATGCTTTGTCTAAAATAGTTCCTGGAGTAGCAACAGATGAATTATTATATCTTTTAGTCTTTGATTCAAAAGTTTCTCCAGGAGCTAATAAATCATTTATATTAATTGTAGAAGACTTTATGTTAGCTCCTATTAGATAATTATCTTTTTGAGTAACACTTTTAAAAGTTTTAAATGCAAAGTTCTTACTAGCAAAAGTAAATAATTCTATATCAAATATTGAATCTTCTGTTCCAGTATAAGTTATTGTTGTAATATCTGAAATAATATCTTTAGTTTCAATTGAGGAAGCTACTGGAGTTGCAATTGAACTTTCATAATATAAACTAAAAAATTCTATTCTTTCAAATAGTCCTACGTAAGCACTAGTATCTACTAATAGTTTTATAGATTTAAATGAATTTATTTTTTCAGGCTCTCCTACATATTCTGCTACAGTATTATATTCAGAAGCAGAAACTATATGAATCATATTACTTGGAGGAGATATTAAAGTTTCTTTTCCGTCAGATGTAAGTAATCTATAAGCTATTTGGTACATTCCTGAATTTAATTCTCCACCTCCGCTTATATTATCTACAATTGGTTGAGTAAATTCTACATTTGGATATATATCAATATTATCAACATTAAAAGTATTTAAATTTGGATCTGCTACATTTATAGTTCTAAATATATTATTGTAATCTGTCCAATAAATTCTTTGTATACTTTCATTTTCATAACGACCTAATGCTTCTATTGGCCATTCTTTCTTAAAAAATAAATTAGGATTATAATATAATAATGTAGCAGCTCCTCCTGTTATTTCACGAGTTGCGGGATTATACTCTACTTGATAAATCCATCCTTTTGTTCCACTATTATCTGCTACAAATAAAATAATTTTATCTCTAATTGTGCCGTAACCAATAGCTTCAGGAACATCGGCACTCCAAGAAATAGGAGTATTTGGAGGATCATTATCAAATGTTCCTGATGTAGGAATAGTAAAAGATAATTTATTTCCTTTTATATTTGTAAAGGCTCCTTGAGATTCTCCTACAGTAGTAGTTATTCTAACATCTAAAGCATCGATATACATATTCTGCTTAATCGTATCATAAGCAGTATCTTTATCCATTCCGCCATATGTATTAACGTGTCCTTCCATGAATTAGTTTTAAGATGTTGCTGGATTAACGCCTGCGCTTACTATAGATATATTAGTATTAGATCTAGCTCCTGATACGGGTCTAAAATTACGTTGTTCAGGCAATTGCATATTAGCAAAAAAGCTTGCGTGCGCTTGTACGTCTGGTATAGTTCTAAGAGTTGCGTTTTGCATACTTTCTGCTTCATCTACACCGTTCCATTGTTTAGCATGATTTACTGCTTGTGCAAAATACCAATCTCTATCTCTTTCTATAACTTGATATACATCAGGACGAAGATGCCCTTGCATCCACAGCTTTTTAGCTATTTTTAACGCTATATAATGAGAAGCTGCTTCTAACCATTGCTGCTCTGCAGGCACTGTAGGATATCCATGTTCATCTGTAGGAATAGCATTGTAACTCATTGCTATAAAACCATTGTTAAAAGATGTGAAAATGAATCCTCCTTCAACAGTATATGTTTGATCTGATTCAGAAGTGTAATCTCTTCTATCTATGTGATATCTTTTGTGGAAATAATCTGTTGCCCATCGCATGGGAAACATACGTCCTTTTCCGCATTCAGCTTCTTCTATATTGTTAACGGAAGTTAAATGTGATACTTGTCCTATTTTATGAAGATCAAAAGGTAATTCTGCTCTACCGTCACATATTTTAATATAAGCAATATTATTTTCTAAAGTCATAGGCACATTAGTGTGGGCCATAAATTCAGCCAACCATTCTACACCTTCTTCTTCATGAACGTCGTAATTAAATCCAAAGTCTCTAATTACTTTATCTAAAATTGCTTTATATGAAACAGTTTTACCAGCAAACATTATCCTAGATTTTTAAGTACTTTTTCTAATCTATCTGCAATTCCTTCTGAAGAATTATTTTTAAGAGGGTCTTCTGTTGTTACAGATTTATCATCTTTATAAACCCATTCTCCGTCTACTTTTTTACGAGTACATACAGTTTTAATATAACCTCCGTCGACTTCTTCTACACGAATTTCTTCGTAACCTCCGTCTTCAAATTCTTTACGGTTAATTCTTACTGTTGTTTCTACTTCTGTAGATGATCCTGTTGAATCATCCATTGGCATTTCCATTTTATCCATAATAAAAAACTTTTCTGTTTGGGTCTTTAACTACCTTAGCAATTAATCTTGAATATTGCCTAGAAGGTTTAAAGACATAAAAACTTTTATACTTTAAAACATTAGTTAATTTATCCCAATAATGCTCATAAAACTCACCGCTGCTATGATCATTTTGATGATAAATAACTTTCTTATTTTTTAATTCAACTATCTCTTCTTTAGATAAACCAGGATGTTTAGCTTTCCAAAAATCCCAAGTACTTTTCCAATCTACTTTTAAACTTTTAGATCTATTACCATTTTTATCAAAGAAGTTTAATTTTTTACTCCTTATTCTTAATTTACCTACTTTATTTATTTTTAGTTCTAGGCCTGTTTCCACAATAGCTTTACTAAAAGCAGTAAGTAATTCTTTTATAAAAGCACTATATAAAGATTTACTAATTATTTCTTCTTTAGCGTTTTCTTTATAATGCTTATAAAACTCATTCCTTTTTACATTACCTTTTGTTTTACCTTCTCCTCTTATCATTGTTGAGGTTGTTGTTGTTGTTGTGCAGGAGCTGCTTGTCTCATACCTTGAGTTCTAGCATCTTGTGCATCATTCATATCGTCAAATGGTGCTGCGCTTTTTTGCATCAACTGCTGTAAAATAATAGGTTTAATATATGTCCACATCCATTGATTAATTGGATATGGTTTATTAGTAGACCAACATGTAGTTCCATCTACGCAATCTACATAATTAAGCAAACTAGTAGGATCTTCAAATATTCCTCGTAAAGTCATATACTTAATGTTTTTAACATTAGGGTCTTTACTTATAACATACATATACTCATCATATAAAAATGTATAAATAGCTGTTCTAGTAGTTCTGCCGTGTCCTATAAAAGGAACTCTAGAATAATCTATTACGACAAATCTAGGCTTAGTTATATCAGCAGGTCCTACAGCTGCTATACCTTTTTTAAAATATAATTCTATTGTATTAGGAATTTTCTTTTTAGTTCTAAGAACTTTACATGCATCTGGCACTGTGATGCAACAATCTATAGGATTAACTAGTTCTAATTCTAAACAATTAAGATTTTGAAGTACATATGGATCTATTCGACGATTTTTATTATATTCGTTTCTTAGCCATAAGGACCTTTGTTCATTAATTAAATCTGTATAGAAATCATAAGAATACGAAGATTCTATGGAGTTAATCGCAAGTGATTCATCTATTTGTGCCTGAAGATCTTCTAAAGTTAGCATAGTAACAAATATATGATTTATTTTCGACTTTTATCTGCCTTGTCCTCTATATTTCTTTTTATAGTTCTTAGACGTTTTTAGATTAGAAGTCTTTGATTTAGCGTGAATTAAAGGTCTTTTAATTTTAGCTGTTTGTTTTTGATTATCTATTAATCTAGCCATTTTCTAATTGTTGTATCATTTCAAAGTGCATCTTAGCTACCCTGTCTCTTCCTGATTCACTCATAAGTATCTCGTGACACTCTCTATAATTAGTCATAAAAAAGTTTTCTGATAATATAGCAGGCATAGTAGTATTTACAAGAACATAAAAATTAGATTCCTTATCAGGATCTCCGTCTCCCATTGATGTTCTCATTTTTCTTTCAGGAAACTCGGCTTTAGCTTTTTCATAAAGAACAGTGGCTATTTCATCAGATTTAGTTTTTCCTGGAGATGTAAAAACTTCCCAACCATTTGCTGACTCATCACTGAATCCGTTTGCATGTATGCTTACATATATACAAGGTTTTTCAGAAGACTTAGCTAATCTATTAGCAGTATCTACTCTTTCTTTTAAGCTAATATCTTTAGGAGTAGCTACTAGATTAATATAATCAATATTGTTAGCTTCACACATCTTAACTAGTCTGTCGACAATAGCTCTATTGAATTCTCCTTCGTATAAAACCTCACCGTCTGGCCATACAGGAGATCTTTTACCAGGTGTTTGATATACTCCACTTATCATACCACCGTGACCATTGTCTAATATCCATAAGTATTTAGACTCTTCAGTATGTGGTTTAATAGACATATCAAACTCAGTATTGCAATTTGGACAAGTTATAATTTTTTCCATAGGTATCTTATTATTGCGGGTATAGCATATATTAAAAAGAAAGTTAAATATACTAAGATTGCACTTACCCCATTGTTATTTCTTTTTAAATATTCTTGATAATTTGTCTATTGAAGTTAACCCTAATGCACCAAATGCAAATAAAGCTACAGCATCTACAAGATACTCTGCAGGTCTTATATCTCCATGAGTGAAGGTATTAGCTACTAGTGATACTACAAGTGCTAAGACGCAAAGTAAACCACCTAATCTTTTTGATGAATAGTTTCCTGATTCATCACTTAATAATTCTTTAAAAAACGTTTTCATAGTAATCTTTTTTTTAAAAATAAAAACAGTCTATATACTCCATAGAGTATTACTGCTATGATTAACC